TCTACCGGATCGGCAATGAATCTATCAAACGGATGGCAGGCAGCGGAGCTTTCTGCATTGAAAAAGTCACAGTTGACTAAGAAGTCAGAGAAAGAATGTATTCGCATTATGTTGGAGATTTTCAACAATGATGTGGATGTGCCGGAAGAGGTGCGAAATTTGAAACTCGCAGATATTGAACCGAAGTTTGATAGAAACAGGACCTACGATCTGGCAACGAAAGTCAATTCCTGGGCAACTTTGATTCAGAACGGCGCTGATCTGCTCAAGGCAACAGAGCTGGCAGGCTTTACGACCGATGCACAGCAGTTTGTGCTGGACAGCGAGGAAATGGTCAATAAGCTTTTGGAAAGTAAATTGAAAGGATCAGAGCCTGTGGATACAGCATCGGAAGGTAAGGTTAATGATTCGGACGAACAGACAACAATGGATGGAAAGAATATGCCGGATATGTCAGATCAGCCGCAGGCAACTCCATTTGCCAATGCGTAGAGTGGAGGGATGAACGATGGGATTAACAAATTTTGATGAGTTAAATACTCTTTCAACGACCGAAACAACCAAGGACGATCGACACAAAGCTACCCGGAAGAAAATACCGATTCATGATTATTTTGAAAATATGCAGATCAGTGAGGAAGAGAAAGAAAAGCGTGTCCGTTTAGCAAATTTGCTGCTGGCGGATGTGCTTTTTTTATTTGCCTTGTCAAAACGAAACCAGGATAAACAGTATCTTTCAGAAGCATTTCAAAAGAGATACTTATCATCGGTGCAAAAGGTGGCAGAGCCGGATCAGAAAATGCAGCGATATATCCGGAAGGTGTGTGACAGTATTGTAGACACAACCTTAAAAGGTGGATCATTGACTACCAGCAAAGCGAATAAACCACAGGATCCCTATGTGGTTTCTGTGGATCGAGCCACCAATGTAGCGGAGAATGAAGCTAATGCAATTTTGAATGGGGATGAATACATTACTGCTGTGAAAAATGGCTGTACTAAGAAGAGGTGGAAGTCCTACCGGGATGAGAGAGTCAGGGCAGATCATGCGGATGTAGATGGACAGGTTGTCGATATCAGCCGCCCGTTTCGTGTGGGAAAATATATGATGATGTATCCGAAGGACGATTCTTTGGGAGCGGGTTTGGAAGAGATTGTGAACTGCCGGTGCTCGGTGGAGTATATAAAAAATCATTCATTGCAAACAGAATTAGAAGATGATATTATTACAGATAAGTGTATAATACAACGAAACAAAATAGTAATGTATTTATTGAAACCGGGTGCAAAACACTATGATGAATTTGTTTCGGTTGGTTATTCGTCACAAAATCCACGGAAGTTGGCAGAAGATATTATTGCAGCTTTTGATGTTGACAATGTTGAGGGCAAGAGAAACACACAGCATGGTACATCATTTAATGTTCATATGTTGCTTGGTGTTAATGTGAAAAAAAGATTCAATACGGCTTGGCAGATTGACAACAATTCGGATAAGAAAATTCCGAGATTGATTTCTGCATATAGGGAGGATGCGTAAGATGTATAATATTGGTGATAAGGTTAGGATAAAGAAAAGCGGTGCAGTAGGCACTGTAGTAGATGCAAATATTTCAGGTGATTCATGGTATATTGTCGAAGATGATGTAAAACGAGATGGAAAATATGAATTGCATGATTGCATTGAAGAGGAGTTGGAAATGATTATATAGGTCTAAAGCTTGTCCGTATTCCGTCAAATGGATAGGAATATTGGAGTGGCATAAAAGATGATCATATTTTGAGAGTTATGGAAAGAAAAAATAGAGATTGAACGCACCCCCAGTGGAGTACATGCAACCTCTATAAGATATCTTATAGATATACTATCATTATATGGAACAACTGTCAAATGTATGTATAGTGAAAAAAGATTTCACACAATTCACATTTTGGATGTGTTATATTTTGTATAAGGAGAAATCCGAACAAAAACAATATAGTCAATTAAAGGCGTTTATCTTGTAAAAGAGATAAGCGTCTTTTTGTTGTGCGCTAGAGAAAGCGCAATACAAGTTTCGCGGACAATGCAGGACAATCAGAGAAGATTTTAAAACGCAATGATGATCAGAGAAGATCTGAAAACGCAGAAATGAGGTAGTGATATGAGAAAGAAAGAGTTTATCCCGATGAATTTACAGTTATTTGCAGAGCCTCCTGCAGGCGGTGACGGTGATGCTGGAGACACATCTGCGACAGGCGGAAAGTCTGGCGAAGGATCAAACAAAGATGATCCGGATGCTGGCGATAACGATGTCAGTCTTGCAGAACAGGTGGCACAGCTTAAGGTGCAGAATGCAAAACTGAAAAAGGCAAATGACAAGGCAACCAGTGAAGCGGCAAGCTATAAAAAGCAGTTGCGTGAGAAGCAGACTGCGGAGGAGATTGCTTTGCAGGAAAAGGCAGAGAAAGAAGCCGAGAGGGAGGAACAGTTTCAGAAGCTGCTTCGTGAAAATACAATTACAAAGTTTGAGAAGAATTTCCTTGCACTTGGATATCCTGCGGATCTGGCTGCAAAGGCTGCGGCAGCACAGTGTGATAACGACACTGATGAGCTTTTCGATATTCAGCAGACTTTTATCGAGGAAAAGGAAAAAACAATGAAAGCTGATTGGATGAAGTCTATGCCGAATCCACCAGCTGGAAACTCAGATGATGATGAAGATGCTTTTTTGAAAGGTTTCAACATGTAAACAAAGATTTGAAAAGTGAGGTATGATTATGGCAGTAAATTATGCAAGCAAATATTCACAGAATGTAGATGAGAGATTTTCTACAGGCTCCTTGACTAATGGAATTGTAAACGGTGAGTTTGACTGGATCGGAGTATCCACGGTTAATGTGTATTCCATTCCAACATCAGCAATGAATGATTATTCATTGTCTGGTACAAATCGTTATGGTACGCCGGAGGAACTTGGTAACGAGACTCAGGAAATGACTCTTAAACAGGATCGTTCTTTTACTTTTACGATCGATCGCAAGAATTATGATGACACAATGATGGTGATGGAAGCTGGAAAGGCTTTACGCCGTCAGATTGATGAGGTTGTCATTCCGGAAGTAGATACATATCGTATTTCAACATTGGTTGCTGGTGCACCGGTAGCAAATGTAAAAACGCTTGCGACTACTAAGGAAAACGCTTATGAAGAGTTTTTGGCAGTGCAGGGCATTTTGGATGATAATGAAGCTCCACAGTTTGGACGAGTGGTATTGTGCACACCTGCATACTACAATAAGATTAAGCTGGATGAGTCGTTCACCAAAAAAGGTGATATGGCTACACAAATTGCAATTACCGGCATTGTAGGTGATATTGATGGGGTACCTGTTATTAAGGCTCCTACGAATAGATTCCCTAAAAATGTTGATTTTATCATTACGAATGCGATCGTTATGCCATCGCCAGTTAAATTGCAAGAGTACAAGATCCATACAGATGCACCTGGTATCTCTGGTTGGCTTGTAGAAGGTCGTGTCAGATATGATGCTTTTGTATTAAAAGAGAAGGCATGTGCAATTGGTGTTCATAAGAGCGTAGAGTAGGAGGCGGAAATATGTACAAAGTTGAAAAAGATGGAATGACCAATGAGGTTGAAAGTAAGGTGCAGTTAGAGGCATTTATCAACAGCGGATGGAAACAGCTGAAAGAGGAAAATGTGGTTGTTGAGAATGTGGCAGAGGATAAGAAATCAGGCAGAAAGCCAAAGGCTGCCACAGAAGAAAAGGAGTAGATTATGGCTGATGAAGAGAAAGATGTCCTGACAGAAGAAACGCTGATCAATGAGATTCTGTCGGAATTGAAAATTGAATTGGAAGTAGAATCTGAGCAGGATATTCTTCTCTTGCAATCAAAGATTAAGGGGGCTGTGCGGGAGGTAAAGCAGAAACGCAATTATGCAGGACGCTACACGGAGGAATATGTGGTCAATGATCTGCAGAACTACATTTCCAATATTAAGAACTTAGCCATGTACGATTATGGTATGATTGGCGGCGAGTTCCAGAAGTCCAATTCGGATAATGGAATTTCCGTTAGCTGGGAAAGCAGAGACAGTGTCTTTGCGGGTATTGTGCCGATTGCACAGGTCTATTAGAAAATTAAGTGGTACGCTTGGCGATTCCTTAGAATCTCTCCTTATGTCAAGCAGGGCGGTATCTATGTGGAGGCTGGGAGCGATACCAATTATGGGGAGAGATGTTTATGCGAAAGCAGTTAAAGAGAAATAAGCGCAAAATGTATTATGCGCTGTATGATAAGCAGATGCCGGTAGGCGATGACGTGCTGGAGTGTAAAGCCAGATACAAGAAGCCAGTGGCATTTCGGGCAAGCCTTAGTACGGGACAGAGCAATGCACAGGAGAATCCATTTGGAACATCGGTGGATTATGATCGCATTATCTGTAGTACAGATATGGGGTTGCCGATCACGGAAACAACGCTTTTATGGATTGGAAAGGAGCCGTTATATCTTGATGATGGTTCTGTTGATCCGTCCAGTGCAAATTATAAAGTGGCGGCACATCCGTTGGATGGAATGCAAAGTCTGCGTATTGCTGTGAAGCTGATTGCACAAAGTGTTGTGGAAGATATGGAACAGGAGACAGAGAACACTACAGAAGAGTCGGGGCGGGATTCGAGTGGTGATTTAGAGGATTGGTAAAGGAGAGATTTATAGTGAAACAGTATATTGGTACAAAGATGATTAAAGCAAGACCCATGAACAGAGGAGATTACAATAAATACCGTGGTTGGACTATCCCAAAAGATGAAAATCCGGCGGATGAGGGATATTTGGTAATGTATTCCGATGGGTATGAAAGCTGGTCACCTAAGAAACAGTTTGAGGAAGCTTATAGAGAGTATGACAGTACAAAACTTCCATCAACAGCAATCCTTATGAACAGCAACGATTATAAGGATCGATTCAAGGCTGAATATAATCAGCTTGCGATCAGATATAAGGGACTGAAAACAATGCTTGATCAGTGGGATAATGAAACATTATCATTTGAACCTACTTGTCCTAGAAGTACCTACAATATGCAGATTAAGGCAATGACAGATTATCTTGCAGTTCTTGAAGCGAGGGCAGTTATGGAAAGCATTGAGTTAAATGTTGCAAAATAATATTTCAATGAATCTCTTTTTTCTGTATAATGGTAATGAAAGGAGAGAATAGCATAATGTATAAACAATTTTTAGATTTTCTGAATAGTAATTGCCTTTCATCCATGTTTGGTACTTTTATGGGTGCATTTTTATCTTTGATTTTTACATTTAAGTTAAATAAATTTTCAAAGAAAATGGAACTAAGAGTAACTGTGTGGAATAGCATTTCTACTTATTTGACTAAAATGGGGAATAGGGCAGAAGATTTTAGAAATGAAATCCGATTAGCTAACTCCGCGTTAGAATTGATAGAACCATATCAGAAATTTATAATTGATATAGGTGTTGATGCATACAAAGTTGTAGCTATTATAAATAACTATATATTAGTATTTCCGCAATTAAATCAATATTCAGAATTTACTAAATATTTAATGGAGGCAGTTAAAAGGAATTACAATACAAAGGAGGAATTTACGGAAGAGTTAGATTATTTAGTGAATTTTCATGTGCGTTTGTCTTTGGAAATTCAAAAATATTTATTAAATGATTTTTGGGGAAGAAAACAGATGAAAATTCTCAAAGAGAATGGGAAAGATATAGGAGAAATATCATGCCAACACAAATAAATTTCACCTACGACAGCCTCTCCTCCATTGATGCTGCCATAAAACAAATGCAGGCATACCAGGAACAGCTTACATATAAATGCCGTATCCTTGCTCAGCGTGTGGCAGAGATTGGCGTAGAGATCGCCAGAGTGAACATTGCGGACTTTGATGCAATCTACAGCGGTGAGCTGTTATCAAGCATTCGTGCAGAGTACAGTGGTTCTGTGCCGGATGGTGCAAGCTGGCTTGTGATCACGGATTGTCCGTGGGCGGCATATGTGGAGTTTGGTACAGGCGTCGTAGGGCAGGAATCCCCGCATCCGGATACTTCCATTGTGGGGTGGAAATATGATGTGAATCAGCATGGCGATATGGGTTGGTATTATTTTAAGGATGGCGAATGGCATTGGACAAAGGGAATGCCAAGCCGTCCTTTTTTGTACCAGACCGGTATGGATCTGCGGGAAAGAATAGAGGAGATAGCGAGGGAGGTGTTTGCCGGTGCTTAGCGTATGGAACAAGGTTAATAAGCGTATGATGCAGAGGCTGAAAACAGATCCGGATGCACCGTATCCGAAGTTGTATCTGACTTCTACGGATTCATCCAGTGCACCGACACAGTTTCCGTGTTTGTATATCAAATCGCTTGGAGAACCCACAGCAGGCAGAGACTTCCAGAATACGCAGTGCTACATCACATCCACGATCGAGTTACATGCGTATTCGGCAGCATCGCCAAATGGATCGCAGACAGAAGCGAGAAAGATCATGGATGCGGCAGGAAATGTGATGCTTAGCATGGGGTATGATCTGATTGCTGGTCCGTACCCAGATAACCGGGAGTATTTCCGGATCATTGCAAGATTTCGCAGGATTGTAGGGGACGGCGATGAGTTGTAAAAAATAAATATGGAATAAGAAGATCATTGATCTTTTTATGATAGAAACAGTAAATGAAAGGACTTCGAGATTTCGGGGTTCTTTTTGTTTTCCAAAAAGGAGGAAAAGCAGATGGATTTATCTACGATAGGAGTGAAATTTGGATGGGCTGTTGAGGAGACAGCTGGAACCAAGCCAAAGGCATTTACTTGGATCAAGCGATGCAGCAAGATTGCCGGGATCAATGTCACTAAAGATAAGATCGATGTATCCTGTTTTGAGGATAAGATCAAACAGTACATTGCTGGTGTTGGTGATACTGGTGGAGACTGGAATCTTAACTTCAACGGGTCGACAGATTTTGTTACGGCTTGGAATGCATTATTAGATGCATCTTTGGAAGGTAAGGCGGCAGGAAAAGCTACATGGGCAGACATTTATATCCCCGGCTTTGGTTCTTATTTTCTTAAGTTTGAACCGGGAGAGATTCCTATGCCGGATTTAGAACCTGGTAGTAAATTGGATATCCAGATTTCCAATGTCATCAATGGCAGTATTGGGAGAAGATGGTTGTAAAATTGCGATGGTAAGTCAGCCTGCAAAACGAGGAATTAGTTCTAATAATTTTATTCAATCATTGCAGAAGTTAGTGCAATGCTCTATTAAGTCTTTTGCACAGGGGGACAAAACAATGGAGTCCATACTTAAAGTGTGCTTTGCAGAAGCGATGATAGAACGTCCTGATGGTATGAAAGACACTAAGGAAGAGGAGCAGGGCAGTAAAAAGGATGTAGAACATCGTGGACTTGATGTTCTGTTCGAAATTTTGAGAAAGGTGGTTGAAGACTGATGGCGGCAGAGATTGTGGAAAAGAAAGAAACAAAGGTAGCAGTAAAGCATGACACAGAACTTAGCAAAGGGATTTGGGGAAGTTCCGATAACTGGTTGATGGCTGGGCAGATGGCGAAAGCTCTTTCCTGCAGTACGATCGTACCAAAGGATTATCAGGGAAACGAAGCAAATGCATTGGTTGCCATCGACATTGCCAATAGATTACAGACCAGTCCATTGATGGTTATGCAGAACTTGTATGTGATCCAGGGCAGACCGAGCTGGTCGGCGCAGTTCCTGATTGCATCTGTAAATGGAAGTGGCAAGTATGACATGGAATTGCAATATGACGAAAAGAATGACAAAAACGGAAAGCCGTATTCCTGTCAGTGTTGGACGATGAAAGATGGAAGGAAAGTAACTGGTCCGGTCATTGATATGGAAATGGCAAAGGCAGAAGGATGGACTACAAAGAGCATGAGTAAATGGAAGACTATGCCGCAGATCATGCTTCGATACAGAGCTGCTTCATTCTTTGCCCGTATGAATTGTCCAGAACTTACACTTGGTTTCTACACACAGGAAGAGGTCATTGACGGAGATTTTAAGGAATATCCGGTGGAAGAGATGCGGCAGAGTGTGGAAGATGAGATAAAGGCAAATGCCAATACAGAGGATTTTGAGGAGGTTGTTCCGAAGCAGGAAGAAGACACTGCTGTAACTGAGACTATAGAGGAAGAAGTTCCGGATTTTATGAAGGGTTAGGTTGCTCATATGAGACTGAAGTGTTTGGGTAGCGGTAGCAGCGGAAACTGTTATCTGCTTATTGCTAGCAATGGAGAAACGCTGATCATAGATCCGGGGATATCGATCAAAGAAATTAAGAAAGCCTTAAACTGGAATATTTCGTGTGTGGTGGGTGCTGTGTGCACTCATCATCATACGGATCACGCGAAATCTGTTAAGGATCTGGAGCAGATGGGGATCCCGGTGCTTAAGCCATATGAGAGTTCAAAAAAGATAAGCATTGATGGTGCAGGATGGGCGATACAATACTTTGAATTGACGGATAAGAATAGAAGATTTATGCACACAAATGCCGATGGAACAGAATGTACTTGTTATGGATTTTTGATTTCTCATCCGGAGATGGGACGACTGCTATATATCACAGATACGGAGTTGGTCAAGTGGCGCTTTTATGATGTTCATCAGATATTGGTGGAAGCAAATTATTCCAAAAAGATCATACAAGAAGATGATCCGAACTATGAGCATGTATGCCGGGGACACATGGAGCTAGAAACAACATTGGAGTTTCTAAAGGTAAACAAAAGCATGGATCTTCGGAATGTAGTACTGTTGCATCTGAGCGATGATAATTCCGATGCAGAGTTGTTTGCCGCCAGAGCAAAGGAAGTTGTAGGAATGGCAGATGTTTATGTGGCTGATGAGGGAATGGAAGTCGAGTTGAATAAGGATCCGTTTTAGGAAAGGAGCATAAATGAACAAAGTAATTTTAATGGGGCGTCTGACCCGTGATCCAGAGATTAGATATGCCAACAATGAGAATAACACATGTATTGCCAACTACACATTGGCAGTAGATCGCAGGTTTAAGCGTCAGGGAGATGAACAGACTGCAGACTTTATCAACTGTGTTGTATTTGGCAGAGGAGCAGAGTTTGCAGAAAATTATCTGCATCAGGGAACTAAGATCATAGCAGAAGGTCGTATTCAGACCGGAAGCTAT